CGGCGGGTGGATCACCAGTTACTATCAAGGTTATTTTAGACCAAGAGTATTATGAGATTCCTGGCGACACCGTTTCGTTCAATGGTAGTCAGCCAATCGTGCAAGGTAAAGCCAAGGATTTAAGGAATGGAGCATTTGGCGATCAACTAGCCTTTGCTGCAATTACAGACCTAAGCGGCAACACAATCAAGAATGCCGCAACGTATAAAATAGTAAGCCTTCAGCCGGATAACACTGGAATGGTCGCAGTAGTTCTTGAGGAACAGTAATGACTGATCATGTAAGGCAGAGAATCAGAGAGCAAGTAGCAACTACGGTAACAGGACTAGCAACTACTGGTAGCAATGTATTTCAGTCAAGAGTCTATTCTCTGAGCGATGATGTACTGCCAGCCCTGTTGGTTTACAGCGTCTCTGAAAGCTCTGACATTGACTCTATGGGGCCAATAGGCTCTCTAACCAGAAGCCTTAGCCTGTCAATAGAAGGGTATGTAAAGAACGTCTCTGATTACGACGATGTGATTGATGACGTTTGCAAGGAAGTTGAAATTGCTATGGCCGGCGACAAGACCTTAAATGGCTTGGCTCAAAATAGCTATTTAGCTGGCACTGATATAAATTATAACGGTGAAGGCGAGCAGCCTGTTGGTATTGTTACGATGAATTATGTTATACAATATCGCACAGCAACTAATGCTCCTGAAACCGCATTATAGGTGATATACTATGAAGCTATATAGTCCAGACGGCTCATCTGAAGTAGATGCTCATCCGTCAAAAGTAGAATCTATGATCAACCTCGGTTGGACACAGGAAAAGAAAGGCAAGGCAAAACCCAAGAAGGCTTTAGAGCCTACAGAAGTTGTTGAGCCTCAAACTAAATCAGATAAGGAGTCTGAATAATGGCAAGTCATATCGGACGCGATGGGATTGTTAAAGTCGGTAGCGCTACAGTAGCCGAAGTTAAATCATTTTCTATAGAAGAATCAGCGGATACCGTTGAAACAACCAAAATGACGGATGTGGCGCGATCTCATGCAATCACTTTGACCAGTTTCTCTGGATCATTAGATTGTTTTTGGGATGAAACAGATACGACAGGACAGGGAGCTTTAACAATCGGAGCTAGCGTAACCTTAGCTCTGTATCCTGAAGGCGACACTACCGGCGATACCTATTACTCTGGCACAGCTTTAGTAACAGGCGTTTCTAGAAGTGCAAGCTTTGACGGAATGGTAGAAGCTTCTATCTCTGTTCAAGGTACTGGTGCGCTAACGGCCTCTACGGTATAACATGCCAAGGCTAATTGAGAACGCATTAGCACACTTTAACAGCAAGGATTTGCGGAAGATTGAGGTCCCAGAATGGGAGGTTAGTCTTTTCGCAAAGAACCTTACCCTTGACGATAAGGCCAAAATGCTTCGTCGCGCAGATAGTGATAACACTGATTATCTTATCTATGCGGTGATCTTTGGCCTTGTTGACGAGAACGGAGATCCTGTCTTCGGGCTTGAGGATAAGGTTGCGCTGAGAAAGAAGGTTGACCCAGACATAGTGACTAGACTTGCTACGTTTGCGCTAACCGCTGGTTCTGAATCGGAGGAAGACCGAGAAAAAAACTTATAACTGACCAAGGCAACCCAACTCAGCTATACTACATGTACGAGTTAGCCGAGCGACTTGGTCAGCCCCTAGCGACAATCTTAGACATGACTGTGGCCGAGTTTGATCATTGGTGGACTTTCTTTAAAGTGAAAAGAGAGAAGATGGATGGCGACAACAAAAGAAACAGTCCTAGCAAGAATATTTATAGATGATAATACGAAGGTAGGATTTCAGTCCTACGCTCGTAATGCTGAACGCGCTAAGAAAACCACAGAAGCCTTCCGTGCTCACGCTGTTGACAAGCTTGTAGAGAGCTTAGACAAGCAGGTCATGGCTATAGGTAAAAGCGCCAGAGAACTTGACCTTCTTAAGGCGGCAACTCTTAGCGCTTCTGACGCTGAGTTTGAGGCCATTAATAATCTTCATGATAAGATTGATGTTCACAACAAGGCTACAGAAGCTGCAATTCGTGGTCGCAAAGAAGCTGAACTACAAGAAGCCGCAACTAAAAGAATTGCTGACGCAGTAAACCGCACTAACAACGCCTACAGAGATGAAGCCGCCACGGTTGATATGACCTCTGACGAGCTTGAGATCTATCGCCTAAAGATGATGGGTGCTACTCAAGAACAGTTAGATTCTGTGACGGCTACTCAGCAAGCTACTAAAGAGTTCAGGAAACAAGGTTCTGCTGCAAAAGGCGCAAACGGGCAATTGCGCTTGATGCGCGGCGGATTAGGACAAGTAGGTCATCAGGTACAGGATATTGCGGTCCAGCTTCAAATGGGTCAAAACGCAATGCTTATTTTTGGTCAGCAGGGTTCTCAGATTGCATCCTTGTTTGGTCAAAATGGTGCTCTGATCGGCGCTTTGCTTGCTGTCGGGGCTGCAATTGGTACTTCATTGGCTCCTGCTTTATTTAAAACTAGAAATCACTTGGAAGAGCTTGAAGAGGTTGCTGAGAGGGTGGCTAAGGTCATGTCTCTAGATTTCGTTTCTGGCACTGGAACCCTCACAGATGAGATAGTTGAGTTAGGCCAAGTATCTGAAGATTTGGCCAGAAGAAAGTTAAAAGGCGGTTTAGAGGCAGCTATTTTATCAGTAACAGTTGCTCAAGAAGGTTTGCTTGAGAAGATAGAAGAGTTTGATACTCGTTCTAAAGCCGGACTGGTTGTACCTCAAAGCATAGGAGAATTAAAAACAGAATTTGGAATAACTAGAGATGCAGCAGAGGAGTTGATTGCCGCTGCCGTAGCTGTAGGTCAGGGTGTGGATGGTGCGGTTCCGGCTTTTGATTCTCTTTTGCATTCAATTCAGAATACAGAAACAGCTACGACAGAGCAGAAGAAAGCGCTTCTAGATGCAAGAACAGCTATAAATGAGTTGACTGAAGCGGAGCTTCTTAACGAGAAGCAAATAGATGCATTAACTACTTTGCAAGCAAATTTCTCGGAAGAACTGAAAGGTTCAACTGATGACGCAAAAAAATTATCAGAAGCTCAACGTGAAGTGCAGCAGACGGTTGACGGTTTAGTTTCATCTCTTCAAAATGAAATTGTTGCACTAGAAGTTAGTCAAGATTCTGCTCAAATATTAAAGCTTGCCAACCAAGGTCTTAGTGATTCTGAAATAGAACTGGTCATGGCTTTAACGGCTAGAGTAACTGAGCTTCAAAAAGCTAATAAAGAAACAGCAGAAGCAGCCAAGATAGCAAAGGATGCTGCAAATTCAACGAAAAACTACGTCAATGGCGTAGTCGCACAAGCAGATGCTTTAGGGAAAAGCAATATAGAGCTGTTGTTAGCTAACGATTTGGTAAAAGGGTTAGATACAGAGCAGCAAGAAGCATTTGATAACGCAATAAAAAGGCTTAAAGACTTCCAAACTGCACAAGAAGAGGCGCAGAAGGTAGAGAGTGCTAAGGGTAAATTAGAGTCCTTACGTCAATCTTTGTTGACTGAAGAGCAAGCACTAGAACAGTCTATGGTTAATCAAAACCTGATTCTTGTAGAAAATCTAGCACTGGGCGTTATCAATGAACAGACATTCAGAGACATGCAGTTGCAGGTCATTGAGGACTTCAACGAGAAGAAGAAAGCTTTATTAGATCAAGGCGTGACAGATGAATTAGAAGGCATGTCTTTCTTGCAAAAAGCTTCTATTGAAGGCGCTAAGAGACTAGAGTCATTTAACAAGCTGTCTGCTACAGAACAGACCGAGCATGTTTTGGGCGAACTTGGTAATCAATTCAACGGTATAGCAAAGAACAACAAGCGCCTGTTCGCAATCAGCAAAGCGTTCAATATTGCCAATGCTATAATGAATACTTCTACTGCTGCAACCGTAGCCTACAAGAGCTATCCGCCGCCTCTGAATTACGTTATGGCTGGTGGTGTTATTGCTGCTGGTATGGGGCAAGTTGCTCAGATCAAGGCTCAGAGCTTTGACGGCGGTGGTTTTACCGGCACAGGCGGAAGGTCCGGCGGTGTAGATGGTAAGGGCGGATTCCCAGCGATTCTTCATCCGAACGAGACCGTTGTTGATCACACTAAAGGTCAAGGCGGTGGGATCACCGTGGTTAATAACATAGACGCAACTGGCGCTGATGCTAACGTAGATATGAAGATCCGCGCAGCAATGCAGCAGACTTCACAACAAACTATACTTAGCATACAAGATCTGATGCGGCGCCGGAGATTCGGGTAATGACAACTTACACATTCCCAAGCATAACCCCATCCTCAAACACTTTTGAGCTGGTAACGAACACTAGGACGTTTCAGAGCCCGTTGACTAACTCAGTCCAGACGGCATCTAGGAAAGGATCGTTGTGGAAGGTCTCAATGAGGTTCAATAACCTGACAGGTGATGATCGGGCGGAGATGCAAGCGTTCTTAGCAAAGTTGAATGGTCAGCAGCATAGGTTCTATGTTCAAGATCACGGCTTTGTTCGTCGGGGTTCCGCTCCATCATTAGCACAGCAGATAACTACCGCTGGCAATTTCACGACTGGCGCGACTTATATAATTACGACAATCGGCACTACAAATTTCACGACAATTGGCGCAGCAAGCAATACGGTTGGTCTTTTGTTTGTGGCAACTGGTGTTGGCTCTGGGACTGGTACTGCAACGGCTAACAACTTGCTAATAAAAGGAGCAGGGCAAACAGGTTCCACCCTTGATGTCAGAAATGCACTGCTTTCTAGAGCGGATTATTTTAAGGCTGGCGATTACATCGCATTTAATAACGAGCTTCACATGGTCACTGCTTCTTGCAGTTCAGACTCTATCGGTGAGATTGAAATACCAATTGCGCCACCAATTAGGAAGCCGACGATAAACTCGGGATTGGTTGACTACAATGTTCCAGTCTTAGGCGTTTTCATGCTGGCAAGCTCTACGTCTTGGGATACACAAGCAGGGTTGGTTTCAAACTTCACAATTGAGGCAGTAGAGGATGTTCTAGCATGAGCCGAGGATTCCCAGCTAATGTAGCGACAGCTTTAGCACAGCAGCACGTTGCGATTGTGTCTTTTGCTAAGTTAGAGTTTCCGTCTGGTACGGTTTACCTTCACAACTCAATAGGAACGTATACTTGGGACGATGGGTCTGGTGATAAAGATTGGTTGGGTGTCGGAGACCTTGGGTCTATTTCACAGGTAGAAGAAGGTCTTGACGTTAGTCCGTACGCTATTACGCTCACTTTATCAGGCTTAGACGCAACGATATCAGGCGTGGCTTTAACCGAAGACTACTATCTACATCCTGTCACGGTTTACCTTGGTGTCTTGGACGCTGACGATGTTCTAATTGACACACCTACCCAGATCTGGGCGGGGTTCATGGATCAAATGAATATGTCGGTCGGTGCCGATGGCGGTGATGCCATTCAGTTAATCGCTGAGTCGGAATTGAGTCGGTTCAACAAGTCTTTGAATCTGATGTATACCAACGCCGCGCAGCAGGAGAAATCTTCTGGTGATCTGTTCTTTAACTTTATGCACAAGATTGAAGGCGCTAAGATTGATTGGGGCGCTAGAGGAACTGGTGGTTCAGGTGGAGTGGGTACGCCAAGGGGGCCACAAGACGGAGGCAGAAAATAATAATGATCTTGCAAGTCTATCAAGCGTTGAACAAGTGGGAAAAGAAAGACTTTGATTATGGTTCTGTAGATTGCTGTCAGTTCGCTGGTTTCATAGTAAAAGAATTAACAGGCAAAGACTATCTTGCCGATTTCCACTATAATTCTGAGGAAGACGCTGAATCTATCATTAAGGATTTTGGCGACTTGGAAGACACTGCTGCAAGCGTTTTAGGTGAGCCTACGGAAGACATTAGATCGTTGCCAGATGGTTCGCCAGTTATCGTAAAAACGCCAGACAGCCAGCTTATGGGCATCAAGCTGGGTAATACAGCAGTTTGTCTAGTTAAAAAAGGATTCGCTAGAATTCCTGAGCAGCATATCTTATCGGGTTGGGATTTATGCCACAAGTAGCAGTAGCGTTACTAAAAATAGGGTTTTTCGTTTTTGAGGCTTTTGCTGGAGCCGCTGCTGCTGCAACGCTTGGTGCTGGCGCTGCTGTAGCGATTGGCGCTGCTGTTGTAGTTGGCGGGACTTTAATTGCCAAACAGGCAATGAGTCTTTTTGAAGTAGAAATGCCGACTGTTGATACAGACGCTTCCAGACAGAGAACAGTTAGATCAACCACAGAACCTCAAAAGATAATTTACGGTGAGGCATTAGTATCTGGTCCGATTTCTTTTATCGGGTTATCGGGCACCGATAACTCTGACCTTTATCAAACCATTGTTCTAGCGGGTCATGAATTAAACGACATTACCGACATCCACATGGATGACATTGTTATTACAGATTCTCAAATAAACGGCGGGTCTGATGCTGGCGGTAATGTTACTGCTGGGACGTTTGGGCCTAAGAATTCAAGCACCATTTGCGTAATTAAGAAGCACTTAGGCGAAGCATCTCAAACAGCAGACGTTTTATTGACAGGCCCGTTTGCTAATTATACATCCGCTCACCGTGGTGATGGTATTGCTTATCTAGCAATGAAGTGGGTTTTGAATGAATACTCAGCGGAAACTTGGGACAAATTTGCGCCTTCAAATGTAAAAGCATTGGTTCAAGGCAAGTCTATCTATGACCCACGGTTAGAGTTTGCGGCTGTTGAGACACGCGGACAAGATACAACTAATGCAAGCTATATCACTTATTCAACGAACCCAGCCTTATGTGTTGTTGACTATCTCACGGATACCTATCTTGGGATGGGCGTATCTGTTAGCAAGATTGATTGGGATTCTGTAACTACAGCGGCAGACGGCTGTGATGTTTCGGTATCTGTTCCTGGCGGTACAGAATCAAGGTTTACTTGTAACGGCGTAGTCTTTGCAACTGACTCACATCAGAAGAATATAAACAAGATCCTGTCTTCAATGAACGGCAACCTTGTTTACTCCAACGGTAAGTATATCCTTCACGCTGGGATCTATGAGGCTCCTACCGAGACTTTGACCGAAGATGACTTGATCGGTGCTATTTCAATCAAGACTTCTCTGGAACGATCAGACCGATTTAACACGATCAAAGGTCTGTTTATTGATCCCAGTCAAAATCACAAGTCTAGCGAATTTCCCAAGGTTCAGTTAGCTGACGCTGTTACTAGAGATAATAATGAGATTCTGGAAAAAGAAGTCCAGTATCCCATGACAAACTCAAGCTATATGGCTCAGAGATTGTCTAACAAATTAATTCAGTTAAGCGACCAGCAGAAGGTCGTTAGCTTCCCAGCGAATCTATCCGCATTAAGAATAACGGCAGGTGATCGGGTTCAAGTATCTGTTGAGGAATTGAACTGGTCAAACAAGGTCTTTCAGTGTGCTGGCTGGACGTTCTCAGAGGATGGTGGAGTTAATCTAACCTTACGGGAAGACTCAAGCACTTCTTACGCTGACCCTGCTGTCAATGAGTATTCCACGGTTACAGCTACAGGCGTTATCACAGACGCATTCAGGGGCGTACCAAGTCCTTCTGGGCTTACGGCTACTGCTGGACTCAAAAGCAATGAGTTGAACTGGGTCAATCCTGGCAATCCTAGTGACTTCGGCACGATTTACGTCTACGCATCAAGGAATGCAAATTTCTCATCTGCGATCAAGATCGGCGAGACCAATGGAACTCAATTTATTCACGATGGCTCAAATAAGGCACAGATCTCTTTCCCTACAACGGTGAATGTAGGTGATACCTACACGATAAGAACTTTGGGAAATACAGATTTCGTTGCGATGGGCGCTGCTTCTAATACGGTTGGGGTTGTGTTTACCGCAACAGCAACAGGAAGCGGCACAGGTAATTTGTGGGCGACTATAGCTTCAGGAGATCTAAGATACTACTGGGTACGAGCAGTTAAGAATGTCGGAACAGACGCAGCCAGTCAGTCTAATTTAGAGCCTAATGCTGATCCGAATACTACGGTTTTCGCTACGGTCGGACGGGTTGAGTGGGCTGATGTTGCTGGGTCTACAGATGCCCCAGCAAATAACGCAACCGCTGGCGCTCAAATATCTGTTGATTTGTTTGACGCTGACGGAACAACCGTCATGAGTCAAGCTGACGTTAAGAACTCAGTATTAGCGCAAGAGATCCTTGAGGTTGAGGTTGAAGCTGGCGAAGTCCTTAACTTAGAGACGGGCCAAGACGTTGACATACAGAATTTAGGAGACGTGGCGATCTACGTTTCGGATTCCAACCAGACTTTAAATACGTCCATCAATACGGTCGCTAATAATTTAAGCGCATTGGAAACAGTTGTTGTTGATTTGACATCAGGCGTTTCTGAGGTCTTCATTCAAGCTACAGAACCCGTTGCTGGCGTTGGTGGTATTCCAGATCCTATACCTGACTTTTCACGCTGGTATGACAGTTCGGAAAACAACCAGCCTCATTATTGGTCTGGAACCGATTGGGAAGATCTGCGAGATGGTCAAACAACCCAGAACGCAGCGGCAATCACGAATCTACAAACGTCTCTGACGACGACCAATTCAAACGTCACGACTAACGCAAACGCCATCACAGCCTTAGATGTAACAACGGTCGCACAAGGTAATTCCATAACGTCAATTGCTGCTGACGTTACAGCGTTAGAGGTCACGGTTGACGACCCAACGACAGGCGTTGCTGCAACATCAACGGCATTGGGAAATCTGACAACCCGGGTAACGACTGCCGAAGGTTCTATAACAACCAACGCTTCAGACATTACTACGTTGCAGACAGATGTATCGACCGCTGAAGGCAATATCACAACTAACGCTAGTGCTATCAGCGGATTAGATACGCGGGTCACTACAGCCGAAGGATCAATCGTTTCTCAAGCGTCTGATATCACCGCGCTTGAAACAACAGTGAATAATGGCACAACAGGCGTTGCTGCGAATGCTTCAGGATTGACGGCGCTAACAACTAGGGTAACGAATACGGAAGGGGCCACTACTGTCAACGCTGGCGCTGTAACGACACTGAATGCCACTTATACTGAAGATCTACATTTTAGGACCCAGGCTGAAGATGAAAACGATGATCTGATTGACCTTGAGACTTCAGGAACCGTTGAGCTGCAAGATCTGACGGATTTTGTGAGCGGCTCATCCGCCGCAATTGATTCGCTGACGGTGCAAACCTTCGCCAATGAAAACGGCATACAGACCCAAGCGATCCAATTAACGGCACTTGAGTCTACAGTCAACGATCCGACAAACGGGGTTGTAGCGACTGCTGGTGCGCTGTCAAGCCTATCCACAACTGTCTCTGTAATTGATGGACAGGTTACTTCTACCGCTCAAGACTTGACCACGTTAACTACAACGGTCGGAGGAAACACGGCAAGCATTACAACGCAAGCCACTTCTATTGACGGCGTGGAAGCTAACTACTCAGTCAAGATTGACAACAACAATCGGATCACTGGCTTTGGTTTATTATCTACCACGTCAGGAGCAACCCCGTTTTCAGAGTTTGCGGTAGTCGCAGATCAATTTTCAATCGTCAGTCCTGATTCAACCGCTGATACTCCGATCCAGCCTTTTACGGTTACGGCTGACAAGATCTTCTTTGGCGCTGACGTTGTTATCTCAGGTGATCTGATTTCAACAGGCACAATCTCAGCAGACAGGCTTCAGATTGACGGCGTTATGTTTGACACCGAGACGGTCGGCGGTGTTACCAGTCTTATCATTAAAGAAAGCGGGATAAATACTTCTCAGATTGCAGAGTCAGCCATCACGACTGCTAGGCTTTCAAACGATGCGGTCACGGTTGACAAATTTGCAAACACTTTACAAAGCACAAACTACGTTGCAGATACTAGCGGCTGGCAGATACTGACCTCTGGCGATGTTGAATTCCAGAATGCGAAGATAACTGGTGAGATTACAGCCACTTCTGGAAGCATCTCAAACACTGTAACTGTTGGAGGCACGGCGGCTAGTACAGTCGCAAGCGGAGCGGCAGCAGGAGCTACGGCCAATCAAGATTCAACAGCAACCATTCTTGGAGGTAATTTAACAGGACAGGTTGATGGCACTGCCGTTGCAACTATAAAAAGTGGCGCAGCTTCAGGAGCCACTGCGGTACAAGACTCTGATACTGGATTAACTTTAGGGTTACAAGCTGGGTCAGCGGGGCCAGTAACTATCAGCTACACTGCGGCGTCTGGCGGCGATCCAGAAGTAGCCAAGCTATATCAAGGCGATGGTACATTTAACAACAGCAATACAGGTTTCTATTTAGACAATTCTGGCAACTTCAGCCTTCAAGATAAGCTTGCGTTTAACGGGAGCACTTTGGCTGTAGATGGCGAAATTACGTCTGTATCAGGGACAATCGGCGGATTCACGCTCGGATCAACAAGTCTAACGGCTGGAGATGGGACTACTAGGGTTTCCCTGTCAACTGCCGACGGGATTCATTTGGGCGACAATACTTTTGCATCGGCACCTTTTAGAGTAACACCAGCAGGTGCTGTCACTGCAACCTCTGTCAATATCACTGGAACGGTTGACGCTTCTACTAATTTCACATTTAACGGTACAAATGTTACTGGGACAATGAACGTCGCCAATCTGGATGTTGCAGGAATTATTACAACTGGAGCATTAATCACAGATTCGGCAACAATTGCAAATGACATTAGGATCGGCAGCGGTGAAGCGGTATTTAGTGCAGATCAATACGGTATATATCTTGGAAATGAAACATTCGCTGATGCTGAGTTTAGTGTTACGCCAGCGGGTGTTTTGACGGCAACAGGGGCCGATATTACTGGCGCTATTACAGCCACGTCAGGGGCATTTACTGGCGCAGTCAATGTAGGTACTACTGGCAAGTTTTACGGCGGCACGTCAGTTAATTTCAACACTGGCAACGGTTTTTTTCTTGGGTATGACAGCAATGCTTACAAGTTAAGCGTTGGCAATGCGTCAACTGGTACGGCGCTGACGTGGGATGGCGAGAAATTAAACGTAGATGCAAACGTGGTGAGCTTTACCACAGGCGGACAACCTGATTACAACTCAAATTCTAGATTTCCAACATCGCTAAGAAGTTCTGTTTTAGATTTAAGCAGTAATGCTGATTATGTGTTCTTTGATAATTCTTTTGATCAGAATCTTACGTTATACGCTTCGTTCTACGCTGGGCCATTAACGTCTGGGACTATTTCAGGGTTGAGTAACGCGCAGAACGCGATCATGTCCAATCTGTCAATTCAGATTCAGTATGCGGCAAATGTAGGTGGAAGCCCTGGCACTTGGACCAACTTTGGGTCAGCAGCTTTATCTAGCGCAAAATTCACCTCTGGACAATTGAACAGTAATTACTATGTCAAAACTACTGATTTAGGTGGCGGTAATTATCGTGCGGATCTGGCGACATCAAATCAAGCAGCACAAGATTTCACTGGTATTGGTTACTCAGAATTTGCTTATGGGATAACCGACGAAGATTATTACATGACCGAGCAGGTCACGGTTTACGGGTTCCCAAAAGGCGAATATTTCTTGCGGGTTGTCGTTGGCGTTACGAATGGCAGTTATTCGCCTTATCCATCAACGGGTTCACCTGATGTTACAAATCCGAGAAGGATATCGATTCCCAACGCTATTACATACGAGGACTCAAATCACGGCACTTCGTCCGTTGCCAAAGGTAGCCCGATTTCATATTTCACAGGGTCGTTCAATAACACTTCTATTAACGGTGGAAGCCTGACTATAGCCGTCAACGAGGAAAACCCAATTAGCAATAGATACGGCGGTATCTTTATAGCAGGTAGAGGCGAGACAACAGTTGCAGATTCAATACGGCCACTAGGTGGGATATGGTTCTACAATGGCGTTGATGATTTAGGATCTGGTGCTGGAGACTTAGGCAGTCCGAATCATGGTCTGTTCGTGCCGAAAACAGGCGATAGCTTAAACATTGAGGCGAGTGGTAATGGCATCAAGTTTAACGGCGGCTATGGTTCTACTGGCGCAACCATTGACACCAATGGCAACATAAGTACAGACGGCAAAATAATAACCAACGATCTTGATATTACAGCGCCAGCAAGCAGTGATGCCGTTCTTAAATTTATAGAGGACGGTAGTTCATATCCTTCATGGAAGATCAGGGCTGATGTTGGCAGTGATTCCGTTATGTATTTTAATCAGTACAACGGATCCAACACGGCGACAGGCACAATTGCTTTTACCTCAACGGGAGGGATTCTTGCAACTGGCGCTGGCAGTTATGGCAACGGCTTTGCAAATGGCGGTGTAAGTATATCATCAGATGGCAATTACCAAGGCGCTGGCAATATCAACATTACAGGCACCGTGACCCAAGGCTCTGACGCCCGATTAAAGACTGCCGTTGAAACCATAGACGGAAGCAAGGTCTTTGATATGCGCGGTGTTAGTTTTATCAAGGCAGGCAAGAAAGGCGCTGGTGTCATAGCTCAGGAACTGCAAGAAATAGCGCCAGAGTTGGTACATGCAAACGAAGATGGGGTTTTATCAGTGGCTTACGGCGATATTGTAGGTTATTTGATTGAAGCGATAAAAACCTTGAAACAAGAAATAGAATCTATTAAGGCTGACGATTAACCAGTTTTGCCGTAAAATGCCCGAATAAAGGAGATTAACCGTGTCTAAAATTTCAGAGTTAAGTGATGGTGGAAGCCTAGTCAGTACCGATTTTCTCATTGCTGTGAGAAGTGGCGGCAACGTCAAGGTCAAAATGGACACGATCAACGTCGATCAAGTAGATCTTGGTGACAATGAATTCATCCGTCTGGGTAACAGCCAAGACCTGACGATGGTTCATACCTCTACCCAGTCAATCATCAATCAGGCTGGTATCGGTGATCTGCTGATTCAGAAAGCTGGGGCCACCAGATTAACAATTAACG